GCTACATATCGCGATTCGCACCGATGAGAATGGAAACATAATCGGCCATAGGGTAATCTCCAACAAGGCCAAAATCGCAGACAAGAACGCGAAATATGCGCCTTATGGCAAGACCCGAGAAGAAACTATTAAAAATATGAGAAAGGCGCTCTACGGATGAGCGATATCCAGGAGAGCATTGATAGCGTCGTCGTCGCTCCTGAGAAGCTTGCCCGATTTGGCCCAAAACGCGGCCAGTGTGGGCTTTGCTTCTTTGAGTCTTTGCAGGGTCTCACGCGAGACTCCAACGGTAGATTCACTCAAGCGGCACACCATCCATCCGGACGACGAAAAGCCGGTCTCCTGGTTGGCCTTCGTCATCCATCCCGACGGCGGAGGCTTCTCTGATTCTCATCGTCTTGCCGCCTGCCAATTCTATGCAGACCGGCAAAACCGGGAAGGGTGACGGGGTTAAGCCCTCTCGGGTCATGATGCATTCAACTTCTTTCTGACTATAGCATGTCTCAACCGTTGTCTTAGTAGTTCGCATATATACCTATACGTTATTATACATACTTATACCTTTCGGTGATTCTATGAAATATGAAAAAATTGACCCTGTTAAGGTCTGGTGGCTGGTCTGAATGGCCGCCCTAAAAACCATCTGCCCGGTATGTGAGAGCGACATATCGATAGCAGGAAAAGATATCAAGCTCGCGGTGAGGCAGAAATCCAAGACTGCCGGTAAGCCGCTGGTTGGCTGCCCAGCTTGCGCGCGAGTGCTGGTGATCTCCGACGCGCCGGATACCGATGTGTCCCAGTGGATTGAGAAAGTATCTGAAAGCGACGACTGGCTCGGATGCGTCCCGCTCATGGACCCCGAGCAGGCCAAGATACCCGTCGGGTTTATCGGCGATCTGGCTTTCCGGCGCTACAAGCCCGGCCAGGGCGGCGAACCTCTGCCACGGCGCGAGTATATGATGGCATATGGGATTGATCCGGTGATTCATATAGCACTCAACCCCGGTATGAGTGGGACACCTTTCAATATCACAGATTCAAGGAGATGATGCATCCGGCGTCCCGTCCGGCCTGGCCGAATTTCTAGCTGACCACGGCGAAGGGATTCCCCTCAATGTGACGAAGAAAGCACCATTAAGATTAGGAGGTATGTAGAAATGGATATTACAGCTATTGATATACCAAGCACAGTAACAGCAATTCTGACCATCATTGTCGCCGTTGGCGGCGTCCTGGGCAAGACCTACATCAGCAAGGCTCTGGCCGGCGTGGCTCTGCTCGCGGACATCCTGGTTGATGTCGGGCAGCTAATGATCACCATCTCCAAGGCTGGCGAGGACGGGGCCCTCTCTCCCGAAGAGTGGACTGCCATCAAGGAGCAGGCCCGAGAGATAGAGCAGACACTGATAGCCATTCAGGGCAAGTTTGGCACCATCTTGGGCTGACCTTCCCTCTTCTTTTTGCCCGGTGGACAATGACAGGCAAAGTGTCAAAGCAATCCACTGCCGGATATATGACTTGTGCAAATATAAACGCTTCCGGGCCTTTGGCAGGTTGAAAATATGGCTGAAGATTGTGATCCGGCGGTTCTCCATGCAAGGGTATGCGTGTTGGAAGCCGATAACAAGCGGCATGATTCTGAGATAGGGCAGTTGTGGGGCGACGTGAGTACGCTAAAAGCATGTGCCGCCAGCCTGCCAGAGATGAAAGACGACGTTTCCCAAATCCGTATAGCGGTCGATCAGTTCAAGGACTGGATGACCCGCGAGGAAGGAGTCCGGACCGGGAAACAAGCGATATGGGCGACCTATCGCGAGCCTATCCTGAGACTGATCTACTTCTTGGCCAGCCTAGTTGTACTAGGGATATATGAGATCTGGCAGCACCTAGCGGGGACGGTCTGAATGAGGCTCACAGATCTGGATTGGCGGGAAGTCCTGAACGAATGGGAAGTAGGAGACCTCATGTACCTCCGGAGCATCATCGATGAAAAGCTTTCAATGTGCTCGCGGCGCAAGGCAATCATCAGGAGGGAGTAATCATGTCGGTCCTCATCTCGATTTTCCCGATGGCTGGCGAGGTTATAATCTATATCTGGAAGGCCATAGAACCCGACATGAAAGATCCGTTTTGGGAGGAATGAGATGATCACGGATGACGACCGGGAACGGTGGACCGATGAGTCCGCCACCAGTTTCCGTTTATGGGCCTCTGCAGAAAGGAAATCCAAAAGTATCAAGATAACCCAATTCGACCCTTCCCCCGTTATCAGGAAGGTGTTTTATGAAGCCGGCGATGCCCAGCTAGACGTTCTGTCTGAAGAGTTCGGCGTGGGCTATCGCTTCGACTTGAGATCGGCAGAAGCTGAGGCCTGGATCAGCGAATACTCCGGGCAACAGATAAAATACATTTCGGCTACCAACCAGGCGGCCATCCGGCAGATCAAGCTCATCGCATTCCAGGAAGGCATGACCATTCCGGAGCAGAAGAAGCTCATCAAGGAGCATATTGGCCTACTGCCTCAGCACGTGGTCGCGGTGCAGAACTATGAGGCGAACCTGCGAAAGTCTGGGATGGACGAAGGCTCTATAAGCCGGCTGACTGAGAAATACAGAAAAAAGCTCATCAATTACCGGGCTAAGATGATTGGCGTAACCGAAGGCATGGCAGCCAGTAACGAGGGTATCAGGAAAGCCAATGAAGATGCCATGAAGCGCGGTATCCTACCAGCAGACAAATATGAGCAGGTCTGGATTGCATCCGGGCTGCCCAACACCTGTGACCAATGCATGGCCGCGAATGGCAGCGCCGCTCCAATCGGCGGAACATTCCCGAACGGCTCCCGTGGCCCGCCCATACATCCTCATGATCATTGCACAGTCATAATTAGGAGGAAATGATGCCCAGAGTAACATGGAACGGTGAAGCCCTGGCGGCCAGAATCCTGTCGTCCGTGGTGGATGGTGCCGAAGAGTGGGCGCGGGCCGATGCTATGCCTCTGGCCGTGGAGAATTGCCCGATTGACCAGGGCGCGCTCAGAGGGTCTCAGACTGTGAAAAGAGAGGACAATTCTGTAATCATGGGCTTTGGGGGACAGGCAGCACCGTATGCACTGATTGTCCACGAGGACCAGACGGTTTACCATCCAGTGGGGAAAGCAAAATTTCTGGAAGACTCATTCAACGAAAAGCTGCCGGATCTTCCTGAAAAAATCGTAAATAGAATCAAGGGGTCACTATGACTATTGTATGGGATATGATGGATGCTCTGATAGCGGCAGGATATGCTACAGAGTTTGGAGTCGACATATTCTATCACTACTTCCAGCCAGAGCCGACCGCCCAGCTCATGGTCATGCAGAAGCGTGGCCTGAACCCACTTGTGACGGTAGACGATGTGACCTCCCAGCCCGGCCTCCAGGTCTACGTGATAGACAGCGACTTGGAAGCAGCGGAGATCAAAGCCGAAGCTATTTATAATTATTTCAAACTGTTGAAAGGCGTCGTGGGTCAGGCCATCTATGCGTCGGGTGTCCCGGTGTTCCTGGGGCCGATAGGCGATGGCCGATATAAGTTTGTGGTGGACTTCCAAGTATTTGGAAATTAATTCACATGTTTTTATCATTACCAGTTTAGTATAGAAAGTATTACCTCAGAGGTGCAAAAAGGATGACAGAAGCAGTTTCCGGCATGACCGGCTCTCTTTGGGTATGCGCTACAGCAGACGGCACATATGTGAAGCTAGGGGAACTATCAGATCTCCGGCTGAGGATTGATGGAAGAGAAATAGATACGTCGAATGTCGATGATGAAGGATGGGGCAGCTCGATCTCTGGCGCCCGGTCAGCAGAGGTCACCGCGACAAACAACCTGATCCTGACCGATGGGGGCTATGGGATCATCGCAGCTGCCATCCTGGCAGGGACAACCATCTATGTCAAGATCCTGCAGAGCGGCACACCCACGGTATCCGCCAAGGGCTGGTCGATGGCTTGCGGAGTGAACAGCGGCAACCTCGTGCTCGCTGGAACCGCTACCCAGCAGAAAGCCGATTGGACTATCAAGAACCGTGGCGCTCTGGCAGCTCTGTGAGGTGATCCATGACAAGCGCAGTGAGCGGCTTTTCCGCCGCTCTCTATAAGGACGATCCTCTCAAGGCGTCGGTAGTCTTCACCGATCTGGCTATGGTGGATTCTGGCGACCACCTCACCTATCAGGCGGCTAAAGGTAGCCGCTACTGGGATGAGAATGAGACGCTGGTCATAGAATCGGATGGGTCCGAAGTGACCTCAGGCTTCACCGTGAACTATCTGCGCGGCTCAGTGACGTTCGAAACTTCCATGAGCGGCCACACCATCACCGCAACCGGAAAGCGCCGGAGCGAGACTAATTTCATCAAAATCTTGCTTGTGTACGACGGCAAGCTGAAGATTGACGGCAGAGAGATCGATACCACAAGCATCGATGATGGTGGGTGGTCGAATTCAATCTCAGGAAGGCGATCGTGGGAAATATCGGCGAGCGCATTCTACTACTCGGGCGAGGCCGATCTACCGGATGTGGCTGACAAGCTCATCTGGAAGATATACAGTATCTACTCGACCTCAAAGAGCTTCGTCGGTGAGGGCACGCTCCTGAACCTAGATCGCATCATCGCCAACCCGGATAAAGCCCAAGAGAGAACAATAACCGTGAAAGGAAAGGGGGAGATCTATCCCGAAACATGAATATGGGCTGGGCGATGATGTGGTTATGCGAAGGACTGCTGAGCCCTCCCTCCTAGGAAGGATTTGATATGTCAAACGAAGATGCAGGAAAGAGCTTTATCACGCTCGATATGGATGAGACGAGAGAACTAAGATGGAACTTCCGGGCCCTCCAGAAGTTCGAAAGCCGGGCCAAAGATATCCTGAAGAGGCACGAGATCTTCAAGCCGGGCATGGCTGTCCATGCTGGATACATTCTCAGCAACTTCCTCAAGATAGCTGACATTCTGGAAGCTGCTGTTGCCGCGGCCTGTGGTATTGACGGCCTCGGGAAGAAAGATGAGCCCAGCGAGGCGGCTATCGCCATCCAGGGCTATCTCGACAGAGGAGGCGACCTGGAGACTCTGGTGAGGGAAGTCTACCACTCGTATCTGGTTGTGAATGACCCTTCTTCGATTGCGGTCTGGCAAGAGAACATTGCCAGAGAGGAAGAGACTATCAGGATCAACAAGGAGAAGGCCGAGGCGAAACTAGAGGTAGCCAGGCTGGAGCTTGCGGACGATCTGAAGAAGATAGCGACATTCCAGAAACTTTCTGGCAGCAAGCCACAAGAATAGGTCTGGTCGAGCTGGGGCTGTCACCGGACGCTTTTCTCAGCCTCACGGCCAACGAGCTGAACGCACTGGCAGAGCATAAGAAGAAAGAAGACGCCAGGCAAGATAGGCTTGCTGCCTTCGCTGGATATTCGGCTGCGGTCGGGGTGGCCAAATGGTTCAACGAAGGCCTACCGCCTTTCAGGGAATTCTATTCTGTCCCTGATGAGCGCTCTCAGAAGCCCTCCCTAGACGACCACATCCAGATGATGAAGGATGTGGGCGAAGGTGGGCCGCCTAATCCACCAGCCAAACCAGGCTGACTATAGTGCCAGATCCTACGCAGACATCGAAAGGATATTCTCTATCGATGTCGTGTGCCTCGCCTGAATAGATTCCGCTCATACGGGAACAATTCAGGCAGATCAGGCCATCTTTTATGTCGGTGATTATTCCCTCATAGCTGAATGAAGCGCTAGTCATAACACCGCTCACGCGCACATAATCGCCTGGCACCGGGGATCTTGCTTGTGCGGCCCCCACCAAGAAGCCAACCACCAATAGGAATGCTATCACTTTTTTCATGATCGCCATTTTCGAACTCAAACTAAATAAATCTGAGGTTCAATGACTGAGGTAGGCCGAGCAACCGTAATCATAGATGCTGACGACTCCAGGCTCCAGGCCGGGCTCGCCAAAGCAAAACAAGATGCATCCGCAGGCGTAGCCGGGATCGAGCAGAACCTACGCGGCCAGCTCTCAGGCGGCATATCCGGGGCTCTTTCAGGCAAGAACTGGAAGCAAGCCGGGATGACCATAGGAGCCGATCTGGTTCAGGGAGTCACCGCGCCTCTGGGGGCTCTCGGGAACATCGCGGGCAGCACTGCTCTGGCTATGGGGCCGGTCGGTATCGCTGCAGTGGCCGGAGTAGCCGCAGCTGGAGCCCTGGGCGTGGCCTCGTCCCGTGCCGCGATGGAATGGGAAGCTGGCATGGCCCAGATCAGCAAGACCACCGGGATCGAGAAGGGCACGGAGGCATTCAATGAGCTGGACGCGAGCCTCACAAACCTCTATTCCCGGATGCCGACAACAGTTGCCGAGATCCAGAGCGTTGCCGCGGCAGCCGGTTCTCTGGGCATCGAGAAAGCTTCGATTGCCGGGTTCACTGAGGTAGCCCTCCAGATGGGCTCTGCCTTCGATATGCCCGCTGAAGAGGCAGCCACCGCCATAGGCAAGATCAAAGGCCAGCTCAAGAGCCTGCCGGAAGGAGTCCAAGATTCTTCAGAGTTCGCGAGGCAGTTCGGTTCTGCGGTGGACTATGTGGGCAACAATTTCAATGCCACAGAGAAGGACGTCCTCGACTTCTCGACCAGAGTCGCGGGCTCAATGTCCTCCCTCGGTGCCGGTGCCTACGAAGTGGCTGGCTGGGGCGGGATGCTCAGCTCCGTGTTCCCGTCAGCAGAGCGAGCTGCAGGAAGCTTCGACGCTCTCCTGAACCAGCTCACCACTAACGAAAAGTCTCAGGCCGAAGCTGCCTCTCTCCTTGGGGTGTCCACAGAGGAGTTCATGCAGGCCATGAGCACCGATCCCTCGGACACCATCCTGAGGATCGGGTCGGCCCTGGAGAGCCTGCCAGCCGACAAGCTCCTCTCGACTGCCAAAACCCTGGGCGGCTCTTACGGCATGGACGCCCTGACCAAGATGATAGGCCACACCGACGAATGGCGGCAGTCCATCGAGGACACGGTAGAGGCGGGCAAGAAAGGAGAGTCTATAGGGGAATCTTTTGAGGCCGGCGCGGACAACATGAAGGCCTCGCTCCAGGTCCTCAAAAACTCATTCAACGCCATCCTGAAGGACATAGGAGGCCCCATAAACGCGGCCATCTCGCCCATTATAACCTCCATGGCCGGATCGCTCAATGCTGTCCGACAGATAGGCGAGAACCTGTGGGAGCCCATGACAGCGGGTTTAGCCCCACTCATCACCGGAATCACACAAGTCACGGGCATGATCGGCACTATGGGCGGCATGAACTTGAGCGTCCTTGTGTCTAGCACCAGCGCCCTCAACACTGCCTTCCGGACCGGGAAAGCCTACGTTGAAGCCTTCAAGGAAGAGATCATCAAGACCGTTACCAGCTCTTCTCAGTTCCAGGCCCTGACCGGCGCACTCGATAGCATCAAGAACAAGCTGTCTGAGGTCGGTGCCTTCTGGGGCGACATTTTTGGAGATATCATTGATGGCCTAGCGAATGCCATCCCCACGGCAGTGTCCGGGGCGGTGAGCGCTCTTGGATCGCTTGCCAGCCAGGGGCTCAACAAGATCGGGCTAGGCGGGGTGGCCGAAGGCGCATCCTCTCTTCTGGGCGATTTGGCGGGCTTCTGGGATCGCGTTTCCACGAATGCTAAAGAAAAGCTCGGGATAGCGACCGAAGAGGGCATGGGAGAAGGCGCGGCAAACGCCGAAGACAGTATAGCCGCATCAGTCGAGCGGGCGGTGTCTGCTGGTGCTAGCAGCGGATTCTCTAAGCAGATGGCCGAGATGGACACTGCTTTCAAGAATCTGACCTCCTCGGGCGTCTCAAAAGATATAGCTGGTTGGAGGAGCTATGGCGGCGCCACCAGTGATTTGGCTGCTCTAGCAGCTATCAACGCCCAATCGAGTAACACCAAAGGATACGGAGGGCTATGGGGGCGTGGGTCCGGCAGTCTGTATGCCGTAGACGAAGGAGTCCAGGTCCGCCTGGACTACCATACAGACAAAAATACCACGCAAAACGTTCTGTACCTGAATGGTCAGAAGATGGCTGAAGGCAGTTGGTACGGCTCACAAGAAGAGGCCCTCCAAGACCTTTTCCGCCAGGCAGGTTATCCTCTCTCCGAAGCTACAAGTTTGACTTTGCAAGGCAGAGGCGGCGACCTGGCAAAGTTGCAGATGGACCAGGGCGTCGAGGTTCGGGGAATATTCACAAACGTAGCCGGGGCCATCGAGTCGGAGATAGAGAGCACTGGAAATATGATCAACCAGTCGATTCAAGACAACTGGTTTGATCCCGAATCGTTGAAGTCCGCGGCATCACGATTGAAAAATCTGCGCCTTTTCGATCCAACTGAATTTGCGCAGCAAGGAGGAGAGAATGCTCTAGCTTATGTCAATGCTCTGAATGACAAGCTGGAGTCATTGGAGGCGGCCAGGATTCGGTTAGAAGCCGATCCAGACGACGCACAAGCGCGGGCCGAAGTTCAAAGCTTGATCGGAGATCTTCAGCTATTTGCTAAGCAGAACCCGCTGATAGTCACAATCGATGGAGACGACAGTCTCTTGATGTCGAAAGTGATCAACGCCTACGTGAAAGGCGAAGATCTGTCCAAGCTAGGCATATCAAACGTAAAACGGTTCTTTTCTGCTAGTTACGAAGAAGAAGTTAGCCAACTTCAGCAATATTTACAAAAAGGACTTGCCCCCACACCCGGAAGTGACCTTTATTCATATTATTATGATAAATACAAGGCACTGGTAGATAATTATGATAGCCTAAGTGACCGAGACAAGCAGTACACTTGGGACCTGGGCACCGCTCTCCATGAGGGCGGGGCATATTGGGAAGAGTTCGGTATCCGGGCCGGGGTGACTCTTGATGGCATCAACAGCAAAACGAAAGGCACGACGGTAGGATTCGATCAACTCAAAAGTGCGATGCAAGATTGCACCGAGACCATGTCAGAGTTCGGCCTCTGGCAGGAGCAGAATGCAGAGACGCTTTTCCAGGGGTCGTACATCGGAGCCGGAGGCGAGCAGTATCTCGACTGGAAGCTCAGCCAGATCCAGAGCATAGCAGCCACTCAGAAGGCTATGGCTTCGGTCGGGGGTGCCGTCTTGGGGAAGGACTATACGGATTTCCAGTTGAGCCCGAGCCTCGACACTTCAGCCGCTGAAAGCCAGTGGTCGAGCTTCCAGGCAAAGCTGACCGAGGAGCAGAAGATCCCCCTGTCGGTCGATGACTCCCAGGCCATGAGCGCAATCGCTGCCATCGATGCGGCTGCCAGTGCTCCCGTCACCAAGCCAGTTTACGTGCAACAGATCGGCGGGTACGGTGGTGGAGGAGGAAGTACCATCGGCCCGACATCTGGATGGGCCGGGCCTGGGAAGGGCGCAATATCGTCCCCATCGAATTATCAGTTACCACCCATTTTCCAGTCCTTCGCCAACGAGGGTTACATAGCATCTCCCACCCTGGCTATTGTCGGCGACCGACCTGGTGGTGAGTATGTCGTAGGGGCTGCCAGGTTTGAGGCGGCTATTGAGCGATTTGGCGGCGGGAGCGGCCAGGTGGTAATCAACGCGCCAGTGACGATTCAAGGGAACGTGTACGGCATATCCGATCTAGATGCCTACATGGACGAGAGAGACAGGCAACTTGAAGCTAAACTTTCGAATGCGAGGAAAAGATGAGCTGGGATAATATTGAGATACGGGTCACAAATCCAGGCCAGACGGCTTTTGTGATCGAGGCGGACTCTTGGAAACTAAAAAAGTTCAAGGACCCTAGGAGGCCGCGAGAGTTCGATGTCGACATGAGCCGGTCGGTGCCGGTGAAACAGTTCGGCCTCATCGAAGTGCTGGAGGGCTCTGATGTAATATTTAGGGGAATTGCTGAGAAGTACAAGGTCAGCAAGACCCAGAAGACCATCCAGGCGAAGGGCGTGGAGTGGCTTCTATTCCATCGCTACACACCGATGTTCAATTATTGCTTTACCGACCTGACCATGCTGGGGATATTTAGAGACTCCCGGGACTCGATGTACGGTATACCCGGCCTGCTCCGGGTGGCTAACAGCTATTGCCCGACCGCAACGCCCTATGAGATGTACGATGCCGCCAAGAACATCGTAAAGCTCATAGGTGCTGGATCGGCCAGCCGGATAGGGGCGGCAGATATCTCGATGCTCACGGAAGAGCTTGAGCAGCCGCTCATAAGGCGCGCTGCCCTGGCCGACCTCCAGACCTATGACCAGTCGGTATATCAGGATGCCACGGACCTCTACGTCCGGTATGATGGCTCTTCCGGCGGTGGGGCTTTCGCTAACTGGTTCTGGTATCTCAACGGAGGCCTTATGGCAGAGAATGCCTTCGATACCATGATCAGGCTCGGAGTGCACGAGGCAGAAGAGGCCATCCTGACCGGCGGCCTCATGGTGGACAACAATCAGATCGGTGACCTCCTGTGCAATCTTGCGGAATCACAAGGCTATTACCTCCGGTTCAGGGACGGCCCGATCTACAGCTATCTCGATGTATGCCTGGAGCCGGGGGATGGTGCCGCATCAGGTTTGTATGAGCTGACAGAGGATGATATAGACCTCCTGGAGAAGTCTGTGCCTCAACAGGCCAGGATTCATTCGCTGACCGGGAAGGGCGACGCCTGCCAGCAGTACCATACCGCAGGGGGCGATCTGACTTACAAGGGCCTATGGGTGGCGGACATCTACGATTTCGAGAACGGCTTCCGGGATGCGAACGGCACTCTGATCCCCTACACAAATGACGAGTTCGCCAGGAGGCAGGCCGATTACAAGTACAGGATCAAGACGCCGCGCCGCCTTCTCATGAGGCCGGGCGACTACATCAAGATCAATGTCGATTATGAGCCGATCGAGATCCTGCCATCAGATACCATCGAGATCTCTTCCAGTGACCAGTCCACCACGATCGAGCTGGGCGGCAGAGATCCGGATTTCGTGGACGCTTTCGAAGCCCTCCAGAGCTTTGACGAAGGCTACTATGACCGCTACATGGTCGAGTACTTTGGGGAGATCAATCAGTCGGGGACTTTCAAGTTCCGAGACGATGACCACTTCACCTGCGCGCCTTGTGTCCTCTCGTTCACCGTGCCGCCGGATGCTAAGCATGCTGACCTGAATGCCCGGATCACCCTCGACGTGAATTTCTCGATGGACAACTACGTCCGGCGAGCCTTGGGCAGGTGGTGCGCTATCGTGATGACGAGCAGCAGGATACCGGCGGGCAGGCTGCCCAACTTCATGCTAGGCGATGCCCTGACCAGGATTGACGTCACCGATTTCGTGACAGAAAATGCTACAACCAACTTCAACTTCTATCTCTACCTGACGGGCAATTTCAGCGGTGCCCATAGCGATTGTACCGGCCATCCAGACATCCAGGTGAGCGCAACTATGCGATTCTGGAAGAGAGCCTTCGTCCCGAGCTGATCCGATGGCTATCTCTACCCCCTATTGTGAAATCGATGGACTGGTCTGCACCGATGTCGTCACCTCCATCGAGCCCCGGCCTGGCATGCGAAGTGTCGGAAAAACGAAGCTGCCCGGCAAGAGGTATGGCCGGATAGTGGACCAGGGCCAGTACCCCAAGAGCTATCTTGTGAAGGCCCGGTTCTGGGATGAGGACGATATGGATGACTGGCTGGAGGCTGTGAATGACATCCAGCCAGGTGCTGAGGCCTTTCTTTTCCGGAACGATAGATGCGTCTTGGTCGAGCTGGCCGAAGCCCACAAAGTCGAGGGCCAGGTGGCCTTAGACCCCCTCACTGGCGCGCCCATGAACTTCTACAGGGCAGAGGCTACGCTCCATTGTCTCGATTCTTATGAGTATGGGATTGACAAGGGCATAGCCTATGCGACTGCCAAGACTCTCCCCCAGGCTACCGCTCTACTTTCGAATGCCGGAAAGATCCCGGCGGGACTCGATTACCTGCATGTGTCGGGGGACTATGATGCGTCCCTGGGCTACACGGACGACCTCACTCTCTCTGTTCTGGCAGCAGACGGTACTACCATCTTAGATCAGATACTGCTATGTGGCCTCCTCATGAGGGGCGACCACTGGCGGCTCGACCGATGGGGCCGGATCGAGCATTATTACCAAAGCAATCTAGCCCAGGCCTGGGCGGATACCTCGATAGACCTGCATGGCATCACGTCGGGAGGATCGATATCCAGCGGTATATTGACTCTGGACAACAATGACCACTTCTATATGCCTTTCAGGGGCAGCAGTTATCCTTTGCCAGCGACCGAAGATTGCTATATTGAGCTTTGGGTTTCGGCTCTAGCCAATGATGTTTCGGTGGTCGCTGCATTCGAAACTGACAGATCGGATTGGTTCGATGTGGACTATACTCTGAAAGTCGGGTACAACAAGGTCTATATCCCTGACTGTGAAGGCGAGGATTTCATTGCAATGGGGGTGCTCGCCGCGTCTGGTGCGGCCAATACTATCAGCCTCACCGGCTTCCGGGGTACGGTTCACCGGTACATTCCCTATTCCAAGCTGCTCAAGATCGATCCGGGGGACGCTTTCTATCTGAAGCTGGACGATGCTGCAGGATCGAACAAGAAGCTCTCCGCCGTCGAACTTGCCTATCGAGACATTTTCTGGGGCTGATGACATGGAATACAGATATCCTCTGAAAGAAGAAGTGATAACACTTCTGCACGGCTCCGGAGCACCTTCAGCTCTCCTCGGGGCGAACGGCAGCTATTACATTGACGACGATGCTCATACCGTCTATGGTCCGAAGGCGGGCGGCTCGTGGCCCTCGCCGTTCTCGATGGTCGGGCCAACCGGGGCCACAGGCGCGACTGGTGCAACCGGACCGCAAGGAATCCAGGGTCCAAAGGGCGATCCGGGCGGGGAAGTCGGAAACTGGAGCCTAAACGAGACTCCATCAGGCGCCGTGAACGGCACGAATGTAACTTTCACGCTGGCTCATACTCCAGTGGGCCAGATTATGCTCTACTTGAATGGCCAGTACATGACCGCCGGCGCAGGTGAAGACTATACTATATCCGGCAGCACAATCACGATGGCCGCCGCGCCTATAGTCGGCGACAAGATTCGAGCCAACTATCCGTACTAAGAGGTAATTTTCATGAAAAAGCTGATTCTCATATTAGCCTTAGCTCTGCTTTTATGCAGTTGTGCCGATGCCGCCACAAAGATAGGTCTAGATAGGCTGAACTGGTCGCAAAGCATCGACGGTATCAAGTTCTCGGGAACGGCCCCGGCATCGACAACTGGTGTTTTGTACAACGATTCTGGAACTCTGAAGTTCAATGGCGCGTCTGTAGGCGGCAGCGGGTCTCCAGCGTATACGGCAATGATCAAGCAGGTAGACTCTGATTATATCGCATATGCACAGAACGGCACGGCTCTGGCAACTTCTACAAATTTTACCACGACTTTCAATAGCCTCATGTGGGCTCTGGCCGGAACCAAGAAGGTTATCTATCTGGATTTTGAGACGGCGACGGTTGCAGGTACTGCATACCTGGAGAGTTATACAGAAGTTATAGGCATCGGCAGACCCACAATCACGACCACTGCAGTAGAGCCTATCTTCCTGGCCAACTCCACCACCGGTCTTTTGCATTCTTATATAAAAATAAAGGATGTGATCCTACGGTATGACGGCTCGACTGCCTACTCACAGGGCCATATCGAGCTGTATAACACGAGCTACAGCACGATTGAGGGAGTCTATACAGGACTCGATAACCTGAGCTACAGCGCAAATAATAGAGGAGGAGTCTACCTGAACGGAGCAGGTGCACATGCCTGGCTAAACCTCATAAGAAACTGTCACCTGTCTATGGTGGTGATGAGTTCGGCAACGGATAATTGGATCGATGCGAACACGATATGCTCATGGGAAGACACGGCATACGCAATTAAGACTTCCGGTGCATGTAACAATCTCAAAATCACGAAAAACCATATTATTGTGCCGGGGGTAGCCGGATCGTCTACGTATGGAATTTTCAACTCAGGGGCAACTTCTGGGTGGTACGTAGCCGGAAACTGGTTCGAGCCGCAGGATGGATACGACGCAACGGAACAGCAGATTGGTATATTCTCATCGGCCGCTATGTCAAATTGCAGGTTTATTGACAACGGGTTTGTCAATCTTGGTAGTGCGGGAATGAATTTTCATGGAAACGTGTTATATTCTACCATATCCGGAAACGTATTTGAAAATTGCAATAGGTATAATGATGCAAATTTCCGGGCCATTAGCACGGGCACCGGTAGCTGTTATAACTCCTTTGTGGGAAACACTGGCTATAATTATATCAGCAGTACCAAGGCACCGTTTATATGGGGTTCGGATCATTCCTCATATTCTGCTAATGTAGTCTATGGCAAGTTTTCTGATGATATCAGCAACGCCGGGTCCGGGTCGGTCGAAGCTGGCACGGTGGCAACTCTAACGTGAGCAGTACAAATACTGACTACAATATATTTTTTGTATGAATTATTTGTACTTCGGAGGAAACTATGATGAGACGCTATTGTGTGAACCTGAGCGACGAAGCCGTGAAGGTCTGGCAGGAATACCAGACCAAAACCGGCCTCAAGCGCGACCCCGCCCTCGATGCCCTCCTGCTGGAGTTCGGAGGGCTCAAACCACCCGAGCCAGTCGAGCCGGAGGAGCCCACCAGGCGCGATGTCGAGGTCAGCCAAAAGGGAGACCTAATCCTGGTCCGGGCCGGGCTCAAGACTCTCCTATCCACTCCGAAAAGCGACGCTGCAAACGCTTTTCAGGTTGCAGTTGCTGCCGTCCCATCCGGCGGCTCCCTGGGAATCGGAGAGGGGCTCTATGAGCTTCCGGCCCCCTATCCCGTCGCCCTGGACGCCGATGGGGGCAATATATTCTATTGCTGCATTCCGATTCTCGATAAGAGCATGCACATCTTCGGTGCTGGCGCGGGGAAGACCGTTCTCAAGCTCGCTGCCTGGCAGCGGAGTGCATCCAGGCATGTGGTGATGATGCTCATCCGAGGGACCGGGCCGATAAAAGCCGGGTATTCGGCCTTCACGCTGGAGGGCATTACCTTCGATGGGAACAGCAAATTCCAGTATGCCGGAACGCCGCATGATGGGGAGAGCCTGGTGCTGGTGGGGTCCGGTCGCAAGAACGGGAAATTTGAGAACCTAGAGTTCCGAAATTCGCATGGTGCGGGCCTCTATCTCGGGAATAACGGGGAAGGCAATGGTGGATACAATGAGCTGGTTCGGGGATGCGTGGCCAGGTCTTGCGCCGGAGCTGGGATCATGCTCGACACTAACCATGATAGCCGGGTCGAGGACTGCCAGGCTTACGGATGCCGCGAAGGGCTCTATCTGAATGGAAATGATGACTGGAAGGATCGCGGGCCGGATCGGGTCACTGTTACCGGATTCCGCGCCGATAGCCAGGTCATGGTCTGGCAGGTCAACGACTTCAAGATCTCGAGCCTGGAGATGGACTGCTCCAAAGCTAAAGCTTCTTATGGGCTGGTCGTCCGGGATGGTTCCGGTCAGGTGGTGGATAGCAAGCTCAAGAGCGATAAGAAGAAAGCCAGCGCCTACGGATCGGCCACATTCATCTATCGTGGGGCAGTGGTCACTTTCGACGCATGTGATATCTCCGGCTATTGGGGAATCAGGGCTATCGAAAAGGCAAAGGTCCGGGCAACCAACTGCGATATATCCGCATCCGGGGCATGCTTCGCGATGGTGGATGACAATGCCCCGATGGAGGCGACGATCATAGCAGAAGCCTGCAAGTGCACAGGAAAAAAGCTCGAGCTGCAGGACGGGGCGACTTTCGAAGAGATCTAAAAATAGGAGG